TTGGGGGACTGCAGGTATTCGAATTGCAGCGCACGCTCACAGGCATGACCAAGGCGCGAGCCACCCAGATAGCTACGCGGCGCCTGGGCAGCGTTGTCCTGCTCCAGCGCGGTATCAATCGCGGCGTTGATCACAAGGCCAGCTTGGCTGCTGCTGTTGAAATCCAGCATCAGAAGGGTATCTCCCCGATTTCCTGCCGGGCGCTGGCCCGCATGGCGTCCTGAAAGGCGCCGACCGCGACCTCGATCAGCGTCAGCACCTGGGCCTCGTTCAAATCGCAAAGGCGCGTGTTCCAGCCGATTTCGTGCATGGCCTCGCCCAGGTTGCGCATGGCAGCGCGCATGGCGGCTTGTTCCTGTTCGGACAGATCAACCATGGCGGGCGATCTCCGCGCCAAGCGCGACCAAAAGCCCTGGCAGGCCATGCTGCAGAACATGACCGAGGGGCGGCGCTGTTTCTGCTTGATTGGGTCGAACCAACCAAAGCCGAGTGCCGGGCGCGCGCAGACGGCGCAGGGGTATTGGGCAGCGCGCGTCATGGCTCATGCTGCCCTCGCCAGATTGGCGCCCTGCGCATTTTGGATCAGGTAGCGGATAGTGTTGCGATTGAATTTGAAGGTCAGCAGCGCCGAGGCGTGATAGCGCGTCAGGCTGTAATCGCTGCGCCGCTCGGGCTGGAGATGCGCCAATTGCCGCTCGGTCGGCGGCTCACGCAGCCAGCGGCGGCTTTTATGGGCGCTTTCATCGGTCTCGTGCTCGTTCAGCCAATCATCCGCGGCGGCAAGTGCCACCATGCGTTCGCCGATGGAGAGCAGCCTTGTCTGTTCGCCCCGCGCACCGCCCACCGCGTGCCAGGCACCGTTCAGGAAAAAGATGCCCGCCCAGCCATGAAAGCCATTGGCCAGCAGTGACGCGTCATCACCGAAAAGGTCGCACCATTCAAAGCTGGAGCGCGAGAGCAGATCGATTTCTGTCATGATGAAATCGGAAACTGGTGCCGTCGCGTGTCCACCTGCCTCAAAGGCATGACCGCAAATCGGGCATTCCATCACGGCGATGGGGATTTCCGCCTCGCAGGATGGGCAGGTTTTGGTCGGGGCCTCACCAGTGCCGGGCTGGCTGTCCAGATCCACATCCTGTTCCAGGCAGCCATGGATTTGTGAGGAGGTACCGAAATCCAGCACGATGCAGTCGCGCTTGATGATGCCGGGATGCTCGACCGGATCAACGGTGCGCAGCCCGCGCCCCACCATCTGGATCATGGTGGCCTTGTAGGAACTCGGCCGCAGCAGCACGACGCAGGAGGTGGGGGGATGGTCCCAGCCCTCGGTGAGCACTGCGACATTGACGATGACGCGTGCCTCGCCCGAGGCATAGGCCGCGAGTACGGCGCGGCGCTCTGCCTCGCCCATATCGCCGGTGACCATGACGGTTGGTATGTCCGCCGCGTTGAAGGCCGCCGCGACATTCTCGGCGTGCGCGATGGTGGAACAAAAGGCGACGGTCTGTCGGTCCCCGGCTTTTTCCTTCCAGTGCTTGACCACGGCATCGGTCACCGGGACGGTGTCCATCACCCTGGCCACTTCACTCATGTCGAAATCATCGCCGCTACGCCGGACATTGCGCAGCTCATCCTGCACGCCGACATCAATAACGAAGGTTCGCGGTGCCACGAGATGGCCGGCGGCGATCAATTCGCCAAGCCGGATCTGATCCGCCACATTGGAGAAGACCTCGCGCAACCCGATCTTGTCGCCGCGATTGGGCGTGGCGGTCACGCCATAAATGCGGCAATCGGGGTTCTGGTCGCGGACGCGGTCAATGATGCGCCGATAGCTCTGCGCGATGGCGTGATGGGCTTCATCAATCACCAGCAGGTCGAGCCTTGGCATGGCGTCCAGATTGGCCGCGCGCGTCAGTGTGGGCACCATGGCGAAGGTGACCTGACCGGCCCAGGATTTCTCGCCGGCATCGAAGACCGAGGTGGTCATGCCGGGATTCACGCGACGAAACTTGGCGTGGTTCTGAGCGGTCAGTTCGTCCCGATGCGCGAGAATGGCGGCCTTGGCGCCATTGCCCGCAAGATGCTCGCCCACCGCAGCGGAGAGCATAATCGTCTTTCCCGCACCGGTCGGGGCGATACCAAGCGTATTTCCGTGCTTATCGAGCGCAGCCAAGCTGCGCTCAACGAATAGCTTCTGGCGGGGGCGAAGCATCATGGCGGGGTGCTCCTGCTTCAGCGCGCCCAGCTGGGACGGGGATCGCCACCGGCGGCCTGCGGCGGGGGTGCGGCAGGATAGGCACTAGGCTGCACGGCGGGCGGAGCCATGGACGCAGGGGCTGGCGTCTGAGGCGGAAGGCCAGGCAGTGCAACGCGGCCCATGATTTGCGCGTAGTCCCGATGATCGGGTGTCAGCGCCATGCGGATTTCGTTCTTTTCCTCGCCATTGGTGTCTGTGCCAACATCGATCTTTGCGGCGAATTCGATCCCATCCAGATCCGCAAAACTGGTGATGCGCCGCGCCGCCTGAGCGTTGGGCGAGACATCCTTGTCAGAAATGCCACGCGCGGAATTCAGCATGCCTCGAATAAGGCTGCGGCCCATATTGGCCCAATCAGGCCCCTTCGGGCTGAATAGCCCAATCATCGAGAAAATCTTGCGCTTGGCGTATTGGCCCTCAAGCACGGTGAATTCGCAATTGAGGTACACCGCACCTGTCGCGCCGCGCGTGGCAAAGCCGCCATGCCAACCCTGACTTGCATCATCAAAGCCGCCCGGGCGGATCGTCAGGCGCACCTTGGCGATGGTGCCCTTGGGGATCAGGTTCGGGTTCTGGCGCGCGTCATTATAGTCATTCCATGCTGCCATGGTCTGTCTCCTTTACTGGCTGTTGGTGGGGGGAGTGGTTTCGGATGCCTCGGGGGCTGGCAGCGCAAGCTGCAGCCGTTCCGCAATCGGGCGTGCCGGGGCACGGATTTTCGCGAAAAGCCTGCCGAGATGGGGTTCTTCGACCATCTCAAGCCGTCCGCTGCGATCCTTGGCCGGATAGCCCCAGGGGTTCAGCGTTTGGCAAACCAAGGCGCGCCGCAATTGCCCTTGCTCATCCTTGAGCGCGGTAAGCGTCAGAACCTCGTCGACGATGCCCGGCAATTCGAGCCCGGTCTTGCTGCCATCGATCTGCGGCACATAGACCTTGCGATTGAAGTCATCGAGCTTTTCGTCGAGGATCCCGACAAAGATGATGTTCTTGCCGCGCGTGTGCTGCAGATGCGTGAGCCAGGCGATCATCTCTCGCCCATGCAGGCCATAGGCGCCGCGGATATCGGGCTTGCCGCTTTTTTCTGAGAAGGCTTCGGGCTGGCCACGGCACCATTGAAAGCAAAGCCGCCCGGCGACGCTGATGCTATCGACAAACAACGTCTCATAGCGATCAAGCTTGCCAGGGTCGCCGAATTGCTCGCAGGCCATGGCGTAATGCGCCGGCGAGTAGGACTGTTCATCGCGTAGCGCCGGGTTGGGCCCGCCGATGAAGGCGGCGAAATCCCGACATTCCTGCCATGTGCGCGGGCGGATGGTATCGCCGGTCCAACCTTCGACGGCGAGATCGCCTGCCTCCAGATCCATGAAAATCGTGCGGTCGGCGGGGAGCGTCCAAAGCAGGCTGGTTTTACCCTGGCCACTGCCGCCAAAAATCGCGGCCTTGATGCCGCGCGATTCTGCCAGGCGCTCCTCGGCGCTGATGATCCTGAGGGCCATTATTCGGTCACCTCAAGAATATCAGCGAGCGTCATGCTCGGGTTCTCTGCCCATTCGGGATGTTCCGCGAGGATCTTTCGCGCGCGCCGCGCGTATTCACGCATTTGCGACGCCTTCTGTTCCCGAAGCTCGATCATGCGCATGAATTCTGGATGGGTCATGCGCAGCACCCGCTTGCGGATGGCATCGCAGCCTTCATCCAGGGCAGCGATGTCTGTCACCCAATGATCAAAGCCATCTGTGACCTCGGCCATATCGCGCTGGCCCATCATCACATCGGCAGCGACACGCTTTGCCGCAGCCCGTTCTGGCCGGAAGCTTGCGACTTCCTCACGCGCACCACGCCGTGCGAGCCTTTCGACCAGCAGGGGAATGTCTGCGCAGCCATGACTGGCCTTGGCGTAGAGCAGGTCCGCGGCTTCGCTGGTGCGAAAGCCCCCGCCATCGGGATCAAGTTCAGCTAGAATGTCATGCAACAGAACGCGTAGCGTCATCTTCAGCCTCCAATTTGGTTTCGGAAATCAGGGTGCCGGCGCGCGCCATCAGCGCTTCGATGCGCGGTAACGCTTTGCGTGGAACCCGATATGCTTGCGCGATTTCAATCGCGCGAATGAGTTGCTCGAGCGCATAGATCGCGTCGGACCAGGCGGTCAGCGATGGGCGGTCCAGGGCCGCAACTGCGGGAGGGAGTGGGCGGGCAGTTGTGGAAGGCGGCACATAATCAGTCCCCCCGGAAGAAACGGCAGGCTGCCGTTCTTTCCGGTGTTCGATGTTCCGTACAGTCCGCTCCGTCACGCCCTCTCGCTGGGCAATCTCGGCTTGCTTTTGTCCTGCCTTGCGGGCTTCGAGGATACGGGTGTTGCGCTCACGCTCCAGCGCGTCACGTGCCTCGGCGGTCAGTTCTCGTGCCCAACGCTCGGAGCAGGCGAGTAGCTGCCGAACTGCATCCACGTCATGAGCAGCGCAGAGTCCGTTACGGACAGCGATGGTATAGCCTTTCCGATAGTCGCCAGGTTCGCGGCGCTTGCCGTGATGGGCGTTGGCCGATAGCGCATGCCGAACTGCCTCGAGCCTCGTGCCTTGGCGGATTTCGGCCGGGACATCGGCGCTTGCTTCATCGCCACGTTCGCGCGCAAGCCCTTTCCATGCGGCGTAGCGATGGAAGCCATCGGCGAGCCAATATTCGGAGCCGTCAAAGAATACGGTGATCGGTGGAAATTCCGTACCTTCCCGCATGCGATAAGCGTATTCCGCGACGGTCTCCTCATCGAGGCAAACACGCGACTGGCAGTCTGCATCGAAACGCACGGCGGATAGGGCAAGAAGCTCAGTCATGGGCGCGCCCGCCACAGGCTAGTTTTGAACGGCTGCAGAGGAAACGTGCTCATTCCGCAGCCTCCAGCATGCGGACAGCTGAAGTGACAGCATTGGCTGCGCCCACCGCTCCTGCACGCCGTGCCAGATCGTGAATCTGCTTCATTGCATCAGCTTTGCGGTGAAGCGCGATTGATTGGCGAAGCAACGCGTCAGCCGCAAAGGCGAGATCGTCCACAGTTGCGTGCGCCACAGGCTTCGTGACGATGAGGTCTCGTGCTGGTCCTGTGGGAATATCAATGTTGTCCGGGAGTGCTTTAAGCCAGAGTTTTTCCTGCAGCTGTTCAAGCGGTGTCAGCGTCTTCATGGCAATGCTCCTGTTTTTCGTTGTGAATGCGGCAGCAATCGATCTGCCAAACATGAGAAAGTGATTCATTTGCTTTGCCCTTCTCGATTGGCGGCCTTCAGAACGGTCTCCAGCGCCCCGCTCCATGTTGGCGGTCGTGAACGGGCAATCGCGATGTAAGCGAATTCATCTTCGGCGATGCGGCGCTGAACCACATGGATCAGGCCTGCCTCAGCCAATTGCAGCGCGCGGTCTGCGACCCGTTGCAGCATGCGACGCTCGGGCTCGGGCAGTTTGAAGGTCAGTGGCGACACATCAATCGCCAGAAAGCCGCGATGATAGGCTAGGCGATCACCGGGCACTGCCGTACCGAACCAGGCACAGAGCATTGTTTCGCTGATTGGCAGTTCATGAGTGCGAAGATCGAGAATTGCGGTGTCCATGTTTGTAAATACCCAGCCCCCTTTCAAAACGTCTCACGCCGATGCCGGAATGCCGGCGATCAACAGACGAAGACGAAGCTCATGCAGACGCCGGTAGAGCGTCGCGCGCGATGTCGGGCTGGCCTTCGCCAGCTCGTGTGGGGATTGCTCAATGAGTTCGGCACAAAGCGGCAGCGCCTCTTGCGGGAGTGTGCCCAGCGCACGATCAAGATCGAGGCGCCGATCGACCGCTGCCAAGGCATCCACCGGCTGGCCAAGCAGGGCGCCATAACCATCTGCCTCGGAAAGGCCATCGCCGATGGTAAGATTCGGCGCACCGGGCATAGGATCATCAAGCGAGACGGGCATCATGCTGGCGCGCCCGCGCAGGATGCGTCCAATGAGTTGCGAGGCACGATGGCCGAAGCACGTGAAGGCAAAGGTGGAGAGATTGCCGCGTTCGGGGTCAAAGCCCCTCAGCCGGGCAAATAGGTCGGCCAGAAGGTCCTGGCGCAGATCCTCCCGCTCGTGGCTGGGGATGCGACATGCGCGAATAATGCGCAGCGCCATGAGGTCGGCGAGGCGCTGGAGGGCGTTAAGTTCCGCGCGGCTTGGGCTGAAAGGCATCGGCAGGTCCTGTCCATCGAGTGGCGATGGGCGGACGATGCCGAGGAAAAGCGAGCGCTTGGTGGGACTAACGTGGGACTAACGTGGGATGGCACGCCGGGGGAGAAAGATCAGGCCAAAAGGGCGATTTCTGTCGCGCGCAGGCAAAGCCGGTGGCGGCCTGGCGCGCGTCGGGTCTCAATAAGGCCGCGTGTAGCTACGGCTTGGTCACCTTCCAGCCCCGCGGCCAGAGCGTCCCTCAAAAGCCGAATAACATCCCGCGTATCGCGTGATTTTGGCTGTATTTGGTTGCCGTAGATCGCTCGCACGATTTGGTCGTCGGGAAGGTAGCCGTGATCTCTTTTGGCGAAATCGGCCAGCCGAACCAAAACCCGAAATGGCTGATCCCCCATTTTTTTTGGCCGCCCGTCCAACGTCACGGTCCCGCCTTCGCGGCCAATGATCAGACGAACCTCGCCTGGCAGGCTGGGCACAAGCACTTCCGCGCTCAGCGCAAAGCCTGTGGCCGCAAAAGCGTCTTGCGCCAGCACAACGGCCAAGCCCGCCTCCGCAAGGTCTTGGCGACGCTCGATTGGGATACCGCTCGGCAGCAATAGGCTCGTCTCGAAGGGTTTCCCCACCGTGCCGATCATGGTCACCAATCGCGCATCCGCCGCGCAAACCGGATCCAACGCCAGAATCACATGCCGCCGGTTTGGCAATCGGCCGAGCGCCCAAAGCCCGGTCATGATCGGGGCAGGTTCACCGGCAAGCCCCGACTCTCTGGCGATGCGACGGCACAAGGCGGCCGGGTCGATTTCAAAGCTGCGGAGATGCTCACTGTCCAATATTGTATCGCGGCGATGGTCTTCGGGGCATTCCGCCACTAGCCGGTTGCCAATCTCAACAATCTCGCGCTCCCCGCATTCCGAATCACAGTCGGCACAAGCGGGCCAGGTTTTGGCTGGCGCGCGTTCCTTTAGCAGGCCCTGGGAAAGAAGGCCGTCAAAAACTCTTCCAAAGTAAGGCTGAGCTTCCTGACCCCAAAGAATGGCGCCAGGGCAAGCCTCACTGCGCCGCAGCAGCAGCTTCGGCAGGCTGTCGTTCATGGCAAAGACCATTGCGGCGCAACAGCCGCATGATGCGATCCTCAAAGCGCTGCCGCTTGAATACTGCAAGTGATGGCGGCTTGATCTTGACGGTGACGCGCGTACCCCGCCGGCGACCTTCACCAAAATTCACGCGAAGGATCATGTGGCCCAAACGAAAACTACTGTTGTTCAGCGATACCCGATCACTGAATTCCCGAACACACTGCAGCGCGTTGCCCCTGAATTCCTTGATCGTATTCTGTGCCTCGACGGTGATGTTGCCACTATTTGGATCCGTGCTGATTTTCTCGATCAAGACTTCGACGATCTCCACACCCTGGATCATTGGATCAAAATCGTGATGGAACCGGAAATTCAGGCCGGCTTGTTCAATAGGTCTCAGCGTATAGAGGTTCTGGCAATCCTCGCCTGCAAAGAACCCTGGCCGCGCCAGGATATGTTCCGCGAAGAATTCAGCGAGTTCGGCGCGCAATGCCTTGCGCACACCGCCCACACCCATGCGGCCATTATTGGGATTATAGGCAAGAATAGCGTGTTCCACGCTGCGATAGCTGATGACGTTCTCACGATCACCGTCAATTACAGGAACCACCGTCACTGGTGCTCCATGCGTTACGACAAGCACCGTCTGCTCTCCATCCTCGTGCCAACCGACACGGCAAAAGCCCCCTCGATGGTCGCGCTGGAACAATTCGCTGGCTGCAGCTTCAAACGCGGCTTTGTTTCCGTCGGTAATCCGCGGTTCCACGCCTTCATCAAGCCCAACATATTCCGCGAGAGACGAACGCGCCTGACGCGCCAGGATATCGGAGGCGGCATCGAAAACCGCCCGATGGTCGAGAAATGCGATCAAGGCGAAGTGCTTCGGATCAAGCGGGATCGGATGACCATTGGCGTCCAATGGCGCGACGATCTCAACGTCTCGGGCCGCAGCACGCTCCTGCAGCAGGTGCATCCCGTTTTCCGAACCGAGTTCCGCGATATGGTGAAGGTCGGCGACAAGCCCGCTGGGCATGCCTTGTTCGGGGCCTTCAAAGAACGCCTTTAGGCGCTGACGTACCTCAGCGTCCTCGCCGTCGAAGGTGGCAAGGGCGAAGCCTTCCGCTTCGGCCGGCTGACGCGCGAACAGCCGTTTCAGCAATCCAAGATGTACTGTTTTCAAGAACTTAGGATTGACGAACTTCTTTAGGTCCTTTGCCATAGGGGGGATTCCGTTTGACTGTTCTTATTCTGTTCTATCAGCCCCAAGAGGGGGCTGTCGAATCAAATTTGGTGCCCGGCGTGAGACACTTCGACGGGGGGCTGGGTATCTACAAAGGGTGAGCAGCAACACCCCCAACCCCCACCTCCCGCCGCACCTCCGCGAGGTCTGCGACATCCTCGCCCGCGGGTTACTGCGGCTGCGGAGCCGCGCTGCCCCGCCAGAGACGTCGGCCCCGGTCGATAGCAGAGACATTCGCCTACACTTCCAGGCCCCCCAGCGCCGTTATGCGAACCCCAAGAGAAAGGGAGCCGCATGAAACGAACCGCACCAGCCGAGCCAAGCCCACCGCCGATCATCATCCCGGCCATTCCTAAGCAGGACGTGCCAGCCCGGCTTGCCGCGCTGCCAGGCGCCGATATCCGCGATCTGAAGCAGCAGTGGCGCAGCCTCTTTGGCACCGAACCGCCACCCTATAACCGGCGCTTTCTGGAAAGCCGCCTGGCCTATCGCATTCAGGAACTGGCCTATGGCGGCTTGAAGCCCGAGACCATCGCCCGACTGGAAGCGCTGGGCGAGCAGATTGATGGCGGCAACACACGCTCCGCCGGATCCGCCAGGATCAACGCCCGATCGTCGGCACGCGTCTGATCCGCGAATATCAGGGCACCGAGCATGCCGTGACTGTTACGCGCGATGGTTACGAATATCAGGGGCGCCCCTTTCAATCGCTCTCCGCTATTGCGCGCACCATCACCGGCACGCGCTGGAATGGCTGGGTATTCTTTGGCTTGCGAAAGGCCACTGCATGACCCGCCGCGATGCCGCAAGCCCCGCGCCCATCCGCAAGCGCCGCTGCGCGGTCTATACGCGCAAATCCACCGATGAAGGCTTGGAGAAGGAATTCAATTCCCTCGATGCGCAGCGTGAATCCTGCGAGGCCTATATCGCCAGCCAACGATCCGAAGGCTGGGTGCTGGTGCATGATCGCTATGATGATGGCGGCGTTTCCGGCGGCACGCTGGAACGCCCGGCGCTGAAACGGCTACTGGCCGATATCGAAGCAGGGCTCGTGGATGTGGTTGTGGTCTATAAGATTGATCGCCTGTCACGCTCGCTGATGGATTTCGCCAAGCTGGTGCAGATTTTCGACCAGAACGAGGTGACCTTCGTTTCCGTCACGCAGTCCTTCAACACCACCACGTCGATGGGCCGGCTGACGCTGAATATCCTGCTGTCCTTTGCGCAATTCGAACGCGAGGTGATCGGCGAGCGTGTGCGCGACAAGATCGCGGCCTCGCGCGCGCGGGGCATGTGGATGGGCGGGCCGGTGCCGCTCGGCTACCGCGTCGAAAACCGCAAGCTGCTGGTGGACGAAGCCGCCGCCACCACCGTGCGCCGTGTGTTCGAGTGCTTTGCCGAAATCGGGTCCGCCACGCGGCTGCTGCCGATCTTGCGCGCCGAGGGGCTGCTCACCAAACACGGCCGCCCCTTCGACAAGGGCGCGGTGTACAAGTTGCTCGTCAACCGCGTCTATCTTGGGGAGGCGGTGCACAAGAGAAAATCCTATCCGGGAGAGCACGCCGCCATCATTCCCCAGGCGCTGTGGAACCATGTGCATGAGATCATGGCGTCCAACCCGCATATGCGGGCTGGGCTGGCGCGCAATCGGTCCCCGGCGCTGCTGCGCGGGTTGATCTTTGGCGCCGATGGGCGGGCGCTATCGCCCACGCACACGCGCAAGCAGGGGCGGCTATATCGCTATTACGTCAGCCAATCGGTCCTGAAGGGCGGCGCGGATGATGCGCCCTATCGCCGCTTGCCGGCGGGCGAGATTGAGGCGCTGGTGCTGGACCAATTGCGCGCGCTGCTGCGCCAGCCAGAGGTGGTGGTGGGGACATGGCGCGCGGCGCGGGAGGAGGAAGCGGACATCACGGAAGAGGACACGCGCCTTGCCCTCGAAAGGCTCGACGAGATGTGGGGCGAGCTTTTCCCGTCCGAGCAGGCGCGGATCTTCGGCCTGATGATTGATCGGGTGGAGGTAGGGACTGACGGCGCTGACGTCCGGCTGCGCTTGGAAGGCCTCGGCTCACTCGCACGCGAATTCAGGCCGCGACGGGCCGCAGAGATAGGAAAAGCAGCATGATGGACAACGCCCATACCATCACCATCCGGGTTCCGTTGAACTTGAAAAAGCGCGGAGGCCGGAAGCTGATCATTACCCCCGGAGGGATAGAGGCCAAAGGAAGGACCGAGACCTCTGGTGATCCTTCACTGGTAAAGGCGGTGGCCAGGGCTTTCCGGTGGCGGCGCATGCTGGAATCCGGAGACTTCGGCACAATGAACGAATTGGCGGCGGCGGAGAAGATCAATCCATCATACGTCTCGCGCATGCTGCGCTTGACGCTGCTCGCGCCGGAAATGGTCGATGCGATCCTAGACGGGCGGCAGCCAGAGGGGATGACGCTGCCGGCGTTGCTGGAAGCGGTGCCGGTGGGGTGGAGGGAGCAGCGCTCTCAGTGCGGAGCGATAAAGACGCGCATGCAAGGTTCATCTGCAGGCGATGGATCTAGTGCCGTTTACCCAGAAGGCGTCTGAGGGTCTGCGCCATCGCGGCTTCTGGTACCGTGGTGAAGTCGAACAAGTCATACAGCGGGGCCAGCAGCTCAGTCAGTGCCCTTGCCGCTGCCTCTAATGACGCCGACCCATCGGCCGGAATGTCCGCCACCCGCATGCGAACACTCCCATTGACGGTGTCTTGCGAGCAGGCCTCGGCTTGGCTCGGTGCAAAATACTCTGGCGCCAAATTGCTGGTGAGACGCCTACCCTGTAACCCGCTCCAGTCAACGCGAAGCAGGATCTCTCCCTCGGCGCGGTCAAGTCTGCGGGCGAGGCGTCCAGCGTGCAGAAGGCTTTCGCCAATTCGCGAGGGTGGCGCCCAAATCTCGATACCAGTTCCGGGCTGCATGCGATCGGGGTGGCTGTCCTCAACGAAGCCCCTCCGGAGGAACATCCGCCCGTCAGCAGCTGCGCGCCAGAAATCAGAATGCGCTGGGTCAGGAAACGCGCGATTGGTGCCCCCGCCCATAAACGCTTCTAGAATATTGTCATACAGCCGCGGTTGGCTGCCTGGACGCGTGGGGACCCGCCAGGCTGGCCACCCAGTGAACCGCACCACCACTTCGTCAAGGACGTCCCGTAATTGCCGGGGCGGTAGTGGCTCTGGCGATGGGGCGATCAGATATCCAATGGTATAGTGGCCAGACGGCAGGCGTGCGGGATCTTCCGGCGGAAGCGGTGCGATTACCTCGCGCCAGCGCCGATCACTGTCTGCAATCCAGTCATTCAAGCGGTCGTTTTGCAATTCGGTCTGCGATTTGATGGGGGCGCCGGCGTTACCACCGCGCATATTTTCCGTGAGCATGGTTTGCAGTT